ACTGGGTTTTTACGCCCAAGCTCCGGAATTTAGGTGCAGTAATGCACTCAATTCTCGACGTTTACAGTGTTGAGTTTTATAACTCAATTACTGACGACATGCGATTCCTTATTACCTCACTGATCAAGAACCACGGCTTTGCCGATGGTCCTAAAAGGTATGGTATAATTAAAAACTATACTATTGACCTGATTGAAATGAGGGAGCCAGAGAACCCAGGGTGGATTTCCACCTCTGAAGTACACCGAATCCCATCGAAGCTTGGAATAAATTTTATCAAGCTTATAGTCGATTACATGAATTGTACTGACACGGTTTTATCCGCTAAGTATTTTCAAGTAATTTTATCATTAGTTAATATTAACCGTATGATTGACGGCTTTACACCACCCGAATTTAATTCGGTATTGGAAAAAGCCATTTCAATTGATGAGGAGTTAATGACGTCTTTCGATACTTATGTATCAAAAAGACTTGCTAAACATAAGTATGACTACCCAGAGGTTAATTTATTTGAACGCCGTTTTAATTTAAAAAAAAGCGGTCCAAATAAGTTACCAAAGATAGAATCAGCTCATGATGAAGCCATTGCCCTTCTTAAAAGTGACCTAAATCTTCCTTTCTTCCGCTTATGCGAAAGTCTGAAAGTAGGTTACCTTTACAAGTATTTATCGGACTTGGTCCGGTACATACCTCAGAACCAATCAAACAAGAGGAGTAACAGTACAATCCTAAGGAAACTCGTGCAAGTCCCCGATTCTGGTTTTAAAACCAGAATCGTGGCCATTGTAGACTTCTGGACCCAACTAATTCTGATGCCCGTAAGGGATCATGTTAGAAAGGTGATAGAAGCTGAATTCAGTTTAACTGATTTTTCTAAAAGTCACGATAGTGGCGTAAACGCCATGCGTAACTTTCAGCTACAATGCTTAGACGAAACAACTATTAACGGTCATGTTTTAAATGTAAAACACTTAAAATTCTATGACATTAGTAGTTGGACAGATAGATTCCATAGGGACCTTCAAAAGGTAACTATGAAGCACCTGTTCTCGTCTCACGATGCTGAACAATGGTCACAATTAGTGGTCCATTGCAGCTGGTATTCTCCGGACTTGAAACGTACTATTAAGTACGGCCAAGGACAGGGAATGGGTACTAACGGTTCATTCGATATTGCTACACTTAC